AATGCGCCCCGTTGCCATTTTGTCTTACCTTATCTTTTAAAACTTCAACATCTATTGATAACTTTTCAGTTTGTTTTTGTATAAATTGTATGTTTACTTTGTTGTGCATCATGTCCTCGATCCTCGTTTCTATCTGCTCAACACTTTTATAAAGATCTTCCAATAAAAAATGTTGTTCCTGATCCGTAGGGACTTGTTCACTTTTCTTTAATAAATCATTTTCAAACAACTCACGTGATGTCTCTAGCGATACCAACCTCGCCGTCAACTCCGTATAAGCGAAGACGCCCATCGCGACAAGAATTATTAGGCTAGCAACCGTCTTCATCGGCATCTGCACAGCAGCCGATTCCGATATGTTTAACGGTTTGTTAATAGGCATGTGGGCCTCCACATAAGGCTAACAAAAGAAAACCTAAGATTAAAAATCCTGTAAAATAATAATTCATCGTACAACTCTCCATTATTTTTCATTTTCATAAGTCATGTCGGTAGCATGATCCTTCTCTTTTTTATATACTCTTTTACAAGTACAGGTTTCACAAACGCAAAGACCATATTCATCACCGTGAAGATCTCCATTGCAATGACACTCATGGCTACAAATTTTACATTTAATCATTTTTTTCCTCAATTTCGTAAAAGAATTTATCAGTGTCTTCAGTTCTCCATTTTCCTGAATCTTCTACGTTCCACTCGTTAGTTTGCACTTTCCAGTCAGGAGTACTATCTTTTACCGTAAAAGAAGGTAGGTCCCATATACATCTATTGTTAGGTTGTGCTGCAAAATTACCATCATCTAAGGCAATTATGTGAGCGCACTTGTGTTCGTGCGGTATTTCCGAATGATCGGTGTCTAGTATATTAGCATCTGGGTGAGCCCAGTCAACAGTAAATAAATAAGCACCATGGTGTTTCTTTTTATCTTTACCAAAATAATAACCTGAAGCAGAGCTTAAAATAGACCAATGAGTAACAGTAGGATAATAGCTAAAACAATTCCAAAGCTCCAGTTCATCAAGTCTTCTTGTGGGCACTCTGGATGGTTCAAATCCCTTTTGAATAAACGCGCTAATTGGTAAGCGATAAAATATTGCACCGTTTTCCATGAGAGCATGAAATAATATAGCACGACCCCCCATACTTGTGATGCCAAAGATAATACAATCTTCAACTTCTCCATGATGTTTTTTACAGTCATATAAAAACTCTCTCCTTATTTGAGCATAGGTTGTTGGTATGTTTGCATTTAAATAAGCCATAATAAATTTGCTAAAATAAATCCAGCTAAGAATCCTACTATATATTCTCTATAATATAAAGAGAACACTTTCCATTTTTCTATTATTTTATGTCGCCCCAACTTGGCCCCTTTTCAAAATCAACTTTGTTTTTTATTTTTAGTTTAATTGCATCTTGCATAACTTCAACTATTTTTTTACCCTGCACATCGTCTTCAATTGATATATCTAACTCGTCATGTACTTGTATGTGAGGAACAATACCTTCTTCGTATAAATCTAACATAGCTTGTTTAGTCATATCTGCTGCAGAACCTTGTATCAATTTATTTAATGCTTTATATGTGTATGCTCTTCTGATAGAATTTTCACCAAATTTTTTTGCAGCTTCTTCCCATGTCATGGGCGGTGTTAATACTCCAGGTCTATAAGCAGCTTCTTCCCATTTATCAAATCTACATACCCTACCACCTATAGTTTGAATTTCTCCAAGTCTTTGAGCATCACGAGAAGTCCAATCCATTAATGATTTTACAAAAGGAACACTGTCATGGTATTTTTGAAAAAGTTTTTCAGCCTCGTCCCTCGTCTCTAGATTCAATGACGCTTGTAATTTAGCTTTACCCATACCATAAAACAAACCTAGATTAATAGTTTTAGCTTGTTTTCTTTCTATGTTAGCCATGTTTGCAACCATCTTATGAAAATCCATTTTAGGATCTCGATTAAAAGATCTAACCATTTTTTGTACAGATTCATCACCACTAATAATATCGTTATCAGCTGCGTAATGTACAACCAACCTTGGTTCTTGTTGACTATAATCAAAACATCCCCAATCACAACCTTCTTCAGGAATAAACAAACCTCTAACTGCTGGTCCTAGTAAATCATCTCTTGAAGGAATCTGTTGCAAGTTTGGATTTGAATAAGAAAATCTACCTGTAATAGTTCCACCTGCATCTGATCTTAATTGATTGATATCTGCATGTATTCTACCTTTATGTTCGTACCTTATAATCGTATCTATAAATGTTGTGTGAGTCTTATTTAATTCTCTTGCTTCAGCTATTCTTTTTACTACTTCATTTTCATGAGTAGATAGTATATTCTTTGTAAACGATGGTGCACCAGTTTTTTCAGTACGTTTATAATCTAATCCTTGATGGTCAAAAACTTTGGCGATTGATCGTGCTGCCCATATTTGAACATCTACTCCTGTTATTTTTTTCACTTCTGATAATAATGATTTTTCTCTTGTTTCTAACACATGTTTCAATCTATGAGCTTTATCTATATCTACGCGAACGCCTTGAAAACGCATATCAACTAAACAACGGAAAAGATTAACTTCAAGATCAAATATTTTTTTAAGACCTTGTTGTCTTATTTGTGAAGAAAACTTTTTAAAAAGTTTTAATGTAAGTTCTGCATCTTTTTCAGCATACCCACCAACCATAGACGCAGGAAGTTTATACATTTCTGATTTTGCATCTACACCTTTTTTATCCGCTGCATCTTGTAAAGCTTTTTCTGATTTAACTTCTCCTAATTCTAAATAAGATAATGAATTCAATGAGTAATACATTCTATTTTCATTTAAAATCGCAGCCATAATCATAGTATCAACTATAATTCCATTTATGTGAACACCGTAGGCATTTATCCAACAAACGTCGTACATTGCGTTATGAAATATTTTAGGACAAGGTAAAGCACAAATGTCTTTTAACCATTTTATTACAGCTTCCTTAGAAAAAAAATTATCTTGTTCGTGACCAAAAGAATAATATCCTGACCAACCTTCTACAGCTACAGCTACTCCAATTATTTCACCATCACCAACAATAGAGCCAGATCCTTTTTTCTTTAGTCCAGGATCTTTTGTCTCTAAGTCGATAGCAATATATGGATAAGAACTTAAATCTTTAAACTCTTGAGGAGAATTCCATATAGGTATATCATCGTACATTAACTATAATCTCTTTCTTTAATCATCTCTAAATAATGTATTGCTTTATCTATATCTTCTACCCCTCCTTTTAAGTGATGTCTACAAATATATTTAATTGCATTACCTTCAGCAAATAATAGTTTGTTTTCATTAGCAAACACTGAGGGCTGTATTTTCATGTACATATAATGTGTTCCCGAAACTTGTTTTAAATATGGATTTTCTTTTTTAGATGTCATAACTATAAGGTGTCTCCGGTTGTAAGATAAACAATCTTTGTTTAGCTCTGGTTGTCCCAACAAAAAACAATCTATGTGTTTCATCAGGTTTTTTTTCGTATTGTTCATAAAGAAAACTTGCAGCTGCTTCATGACCAAAATCAGAAAACAAAATCACATTCTCACATTCTCTACCTTTAGATTGATGTATAGTTGTAATTTCTATTCTTGATTCTTGCATTAAATCATCACCATGTTTTAAAAGATGATTCATATAATCTTTTACTTCATCAGAAAAATCTAATTGTTCCCAGTCGCCCGATACTAGAAGCCCGTGATTATTTTTTAGTTCTTCTAAATCTACACTATATAAATTTTGAAAACTCTTACCGCTCGAAAAACCGCGTTCTATATGGCCTTTTTTAACCTTTAAAAATGAGTACATCACCTTAACATCTTTAGTGTCTACACTTGCACCTTTGTTTAAATTAATCCAAGTTCTATATGCTTTTAAATTATCTTTAGGTAAATGTTCTGAAGATTTAGAATCGTATCTATAACCTTTGTGATACAAATGATCTGCAGCTAACATAGCTAGTTTGTTTGTCTTGCCTAAAATCATCCAATTCTGTTTAGTAAAATCTATGTCTTCAATTCTAACATTTCTATGTACTTGACCTTGCTCATCCCTAGGTTCCCATTTTTTTTCTCTTCTAGTTCCTATTCTATTTAAAATACCTGTTGCAATTTCATGAACAAGTTTTGGAACTCTTCTTGATTTAACTTGTGCATCTATTTCACCTTCTAAGTTAATAAATATATTTGGTTCTGCGCCTTGAAAACCATAAATAGTTTGATCATCATCACCTGCTATGTAAGAACGTTTACTTTTCTTTTCAATTGCATCAAACATTTCCCATTGAAGAGGGTTTAAGTCTTGAGCTTCATCTAAAAATACAACATCAGAAGAAAAGAAAGTATCATCTGTATTAATTCTTTCTATAAATTTAGTTATCATGTCGTGAAACTCTATCATCCCTGTAGCTTCTTTATATTTTTTTAATGAAACATGTATTTGATGTGCAAGATCAATATTATTCCAGGCTATGTAACCACATTGAACAGCAGCCTCTTCTAAAGTTATTTTTTTAGATATAGAATAATTTCTAACTTGAAGTATTGGATCCTCGTATCTTGTTTGTCCAGAAAATTCATCTAATGTAGACTTAACATTTAATGCTTTAGCTCTTGGTTCATATAATTTAAATTGATTCCATTGGCTAACACCTTTAATTAATTTATCTTTTGTATTTATTTTAGTTTCTTGAGCACCCATAGCGTGCATAGTAGATACATATTTTAATTTTATATCTGGAAACAATTCAGTTATTCTTTCTTCTGCTTCTCTTGCTGCAGCTTTACTAAATGTAATATAAATAATTTTTTTAGGATCAGTTTTATTTTCTGATATTTCTTTTTTCATATAATGATTTAATAATCTATATGTTTTACCGGTCCCTGGAGGACCTGGTATTATGATTCTTTTTGCCATGCTGGTTTTCCTATCTTTCTTTCTGTTGGTTCGGGTCTATCTAAATTTAATCTAGGTACTTTTAAACATCTAACAGTCTTAGTGTTTATTTTAGGATAATCTATTTTAGCTTCAAGGTTTGTCTGTAATAACCGCATCACCTTGTTTTTATTCATGTTTTTATCAGACCATTTAATCCTTACTAGATATTTCCAAAAATTATCAAACTTAAAATAAGCTGTGTTTGTGTCATCTTCTATATAAGCAATACCTCTCAATATATCTTTAATTTCTTTTCCAGGGGTTTTGTTGATAAAATCAGCTAAAGCTTCTTGCAATTGAATTCCAGTTTTTAAATCGTCTGGTGCTTTATCATCAGTTAATTCTATGTTTTCTAAAAGTTTAATTAACATTTTTCTCCACATTAATTTAGACGTAGGCATTAAAGGAGTTCCTATTTGTTCTAAACACGCTACAGAAAACGCATCAGGTTCATGTAATGTTTTAGAATCTACCTCAACTGTAGAACCATCTATCTCACAAAAATATACAGGTGGATCAGAATCGTATTTTCTAATTGATGATATTGTTACGGCAGGTGTATCATCACCTACACCAAATTCTTTTGTAGAACATATTTTAGAATCACAATAAGGTTCAATAGGTTGTTCTTTACATTTATACCTATAATCTTTTCTACACACAGAATCTTTAGTCGTCTCTAATTCAGAACTACCCATAGGTGGTACAAAGTATTTATTGTTATAAGAATCCATTTTATTTCTCCACGTGCTTTCATCTGGATAACGTTTTTTTAAATACACACCAACGTTGTACATGGCATCATTTCTTTGTCCTTCAAAAACTTTAAGTCCTAGTAATGTGACTAAGCAAGGAGGCATTCCTTTAAAATCATCATCTTCTTTTTTAGCAACAATTTCAAATTGATTAAGCTCTTTTAAAGTTAACTTAATTTTTTCGTAATGATCAAAAAAATCGTTTAATTCTAGTAATGGATTACCGTTTAAATCATGTGCATATCTAACTGTATTTTGCATATTATGGTAAGGTAAGTTTAAAAAACTACCAAAGTCACCACGTTCAATTTTAATACTTATTTGTTTTGGAAAAATTTCTGCTTTAGATAAACCAAGATCAGCTGCCATAGACTTTAATTTTTTTCGCATAAGTTCTGCTGAAACCGGTTCACTTGTAAATAAAAACAAATGAGCACCACCAGATTTAGATCTAAAAACTGTTAGTGGAAATTGTTTTGATTTTAAATCAAGTGATATTTTTTTGTGATCTAGTGGGTAAGTATCCCAGTCAATACATCCCCACGTGCATGTACTGTCTTCTCTAATAGGTATAATACCTAGTGCAGGATCAGAGCCATCTAAATGTGCTTGCCATAAATCATCAGTAGGAACTTTTTTAACTGTAAAAGATTTTGTTTTATGTTTACCTTTTTCAGATATTTCGTTCGTCTTGATAGTTTGGCCATAGGCCACATTTAACCCTTCAAATATTTTTTTAAATCTTTCTATCATATGTTTGTATGGGCGCTTCCAGTCTCCCTTTAGCGCCCACTATTCACACTATTTACCGGCGAATGAGCTGTGAAACTGTTTCGCTCTCTCGTACAATTTAGGATCATTAACCATGTCACCTTTAGTAACATTAAATCCATACCATTGATTACCTTTACCAGAGTTCAATACAGAACTTAGGTGGTATTTATGGCTGTAAGAAGCAGGAGTAAATGATCCATTCTTGCCTTCAAGAGTTATTGAAGCCATCATAGAATTCCATTTTCTGCTAACCTTACCTTGAGAAGAACTCATAGATATAAGAGCAGGTTCAGTGTTAGTACCATTAAGTATTAATACATAATGTTGACCAACAGTTAAGATATAATGACCATTGTCAAGTCTATCTTTTCCTGAACTGTCTTGTTTTGTTTTTGAAAGTATCTCGGAAGTTTGAAATATATTTTCCGGTCTACCTGAACCTGTACCAAAATCTGCCCACTCTTGATATTCAAGCTTGTAGTAGCATGGTACAACTTCTATTCCTTTAACACCATCATAAACTTGTTTAGTTACAGTGTTAAGAAACATACCTGGTTCTGCACCTTCAACGTAATTTTGATTACGTTGTTGCGCTTCTCCAGATCCGTTTTGTAAAAGTTTAAGAATAGGTAAAGCTAAACTTTCAGTCTTTACATTCTCTAAACCTTGGTGTGCATCGTCTTCAAATAAAATATCTGAAGGTAGTTGCGTCTTTTTTATGGTTACTTGTTTCTCGTCCATTTTTATCTCCTTTTTATTTTTGTACTGTTACCCGCGTAGATTTTAAACAAGTCAGAAGGCATCTCATGTCCAGCCTCAAGACGCTCTCTGACAAGTGCTTTTAAAGTTATGGCATGAACCGTTTCTTTCTGGACCGGTTCAAAGCCCTGCTCTTTTGCAAGGGTAGCGTAAGCTATTGCCTTGTTATCTTCGTCACGACCAAAGGTAACGGTAACATCGTTTTTAATGATGTCACCAAGGCCGTTGTCTCGAAGCCAGTTAAAAGCTTTATTCTTCCTATCAAAAAAAGAAGACTCATCTTCTCCTCTTCCTTGCGCAACGGAAGCATAATAAAACGGCTTAACCTCTACGGACTCACCATCTTTAAGCTTTAATTTTGTAATATTCATTTCTTGCATCATTTTAGGTATTTCAAACTCAGATAAGTTTTTAGCTTTTTCTTTAAGCTGTGAAATACTTTTTTCAGCATTACTAATTTCGTCTTCAATACTTTTTAATTCTATAACTTTATCAGATAGACTTTTAGCAGAATCTATTTGACTCACAGATTCTATTCTATCTTTTTCATAGTTTATATCGTTCATATTAATTCCTTTCGTGAATTATATATAATCCTATGATTTTTATTGTCAAGATTTATTTTGAAAATAAATCTATTTCTAGTGGATAATAAGTTTTTTCTTGCCTGTCCCATTTTAACAACTTATATTTACCATTTGTTATGTCCGAAACTACTGAACATACTACTCCAATAGTAGCAGGATCGCCTGATAATAAAAGATAATCTTCTGACGTAAAGTCTTTTAGAAGAGTTCTAAGTTTTTGAATTAAGGGTCCAGGGGAAAAAATCATTTGACTATATGCAGGGAGAAGACAAGTTATGTCTCCATATTTTTGAGCACCCATTACATTTATTTTAGGTTTACCGCTCTCTTTATCTATAGGAATATCCTGTGTTAAATAAACTTTTGTCATTGACTTTATTTCTTTTATATATATATCTATCACTTAGAAAGAAAAAGTAAACAGATATGATGTACAAATTTAAAACTAAGCCTTATGCTCATCAAACAAAAGCATTAGATTTATCTTGGGAAAAAGAGTCTTATGCATATTTTATGGAAATGGGTACAGGTAAATCTAAAGTCTTAATAGATAATGTGTCTATGTTATATGACAAAGGTTTAATTAATGGTGTATTAATTATTGCACCCAAAGGTGTATATAAAAATTGGTATGATGGTGAAATACCTGATCATATGGTTGACCATAATAATAGAAAAACTGTTTTATGGACTTCTACTTTTACAAAAGAAAAAGAAAAAGAATTAAATACTTTGTTTGAAACAGGGACGGATCTTCATATTTTAGTTATGAATGTAGAAGCTTTTTCTACTAAAAAAGGTTTGATGTGGGCACAAAAATTTCTATCTTGTCACAATACTTTAACAGCTATTGATGAAGCTACGACTATAAAAAACCCTAGTGCTAAAAGAACAAAAGCTATTTTATCTCTATCAAAAAATTCTAAGTACAGAAGAATTTTAACAGGTTCTCCTATCACTAAATCACCCTTAGATCTTTACACACAATGTGAATTTTTAGATCCTTATCTATTAGGTCATCATTCTTATTATACTTTTAGAGCTAGATATGCAGTAATGAAAAATATGCATTTAGGTTCTAGAACTGTTCAAGTAGTTACAGGATACAAAAATTTAGGCGAGCTGTCAGATAAATTAAAAGAATTTTCTTATCGCGTGTTAAAAGACGATTGTTTAGATTTACCACCAAAAACTTTTATGAAAAGAGTTGTTAGTTTAACTCCTGATCAATCTAAAGTTTATCAACAAATGAAACAAATGGCTCTAGCTCATTTGCGTGGAAAAGTATTGACAACTAATACAGTATTGACTCAACTTATGAGACTTCATCAAATAACATGTGGTCATTTTGTTGCTGATGACGGAAGTGTACATGAGTTGCCTTGTAAAAGAATGGAAGAGCTAATGACAATTTTAGACGAGACAGAAGGTAAAGTAGTTATATGGGCTCACTATCAAAGAGACGTAACAAGAATAATAAAATCTATTGTAGAAAAATATGGTGAAGATTCTTTTGTAGATTATTTTGGTTTAACTCCACAAGAAGAAAGACAAGACAATATTAAAAAATTTCAAGAAGATGATAAATGTAGATTCTTTGTGGGTACTACTCAAACAGGTGGTTATGGTATTACATTAACTGCTGCTAGTACCATGGTTTATTTTTCTAATGGTTATGATCTAGAAAAAAGAACTCAGTCAGAAGCTAGAATAGATCGTATTGGCCAAAAAAAACCTATGACATATATTGATATTATTTCTGAAAATACTGTTGATGATAAGATTGTTATTGCTTTACGTAAAAAACAAAACATCGCTAGTGAGATAATGGGTGAAGATTTAAAAAATTGGATCTAAAGTTTTTCAAATAAAATAACTATTATAGCAAACATACCGCCTACTAAAGCAGTCATAGCATAACGCATATGATTTTTAATTTCTTTAATATCATTTTCTATACTTGAAATTTTTTGATGAGTTTGTTTTTGCATAATACGACAAAGTTTTTCGTGTGATTCTATTTTTTCTAGTGCTAAATTTTTTTTAGACATTATGATATACCCCTTGATTTCTTTCTTATCAGTTTTTCTGCCGGAGATAAATAAACTTCTTCTGTTCTAGTTAAACCAGAAGCCATCATTTGTTGATTTATAGGTGGTTTAAATGTCCCAGGAGCAGGCATAGGCGTAGGTGGTAAAGGTGTACCAGATGTTGATGATTGATCACCTACTTGTGGTTGTTGAGGTAAGTATTTTTCTAGATTTAAACTAAAAGGTTCATTCAAATTCTGATTATACATATCATCTATTATTTGATCCATTATAGGAGAAGCAGCATCATAAGGACTTGGAACTCCTAACTTCTCAGCATCTCTATCTATTTTTTCAACAATGTTATCACTAGGTATAAATGGTTTAACGTCTCCATCTAGTAATCTTTCTAGTATTCTAGGAGATAAACCTCTTTCTTCAAACAATTCAAACAATTCATCTTCTGTAACCCCTAAAGTTTGAGCTGCATTTACCACTTGTTTCATTTCTCTTTGACTATCAAACAATTGTTTATTAGCTATAAAAAATCTTTCTATCATATCTTTAGGATCTACTATTCCTCCTTTTAAAACTCCAAACTTTCCTCCAGTGAAATTTTTAATATCATTGGACATGTCTCTTTGAAATTTATATAAACGATAGCCCATACTTTTCTTTGGATCTATTTTAATAGGTCTCATTCCAAATATACCTGCAATCTCTGGTCCTATTTCAAATTCTTCTCCATAATCTCCTGGTTGACCCATTATAGCTTTGTAAGTTCTTTTAAAAGGTTGAGTAGTTGGCATTAATGTATTTGCAAGGTGGGTAGTTATAATTTGATATTTCTCTGGTTCAGGAGTTCTATCATTATATAATTGTTTTCCTTCATTAGTCATTCCATTTCTAGAATAAATATCCATAAACGCTTCTGTAAAAATAGACTCAGAGATAAAAGGTTCTGCAGTTTTAGCTGTAGATTCTAAAAGTCCTTTCATAAAACCTTTTAATAAAACATCCTCATCTTCTATACCTCTTTGAATATTTGAAAGAACGGTTTGAAAAGGTCTTGTTAAGGTGTCATAAACATTATTTCTGCTCCAGTCGATATAATAAAACTCATCATCAATAGGATCTTTCATAATAATTTTTTGAGAGTTAACTGCCCAAGGTGCAACAAAATAATTAACTGCATCAGACTCTTCATCCGATACTCCAAATATAGATTTTGATCCTTCTACAATTGCAAGAGGCAAAGCTGCAGTAGCAAAAGTCATCCCTGTTAATCTTTTTAAACCTATAGCTCTGGTAACTGGATTTTTAATTTCTTTTAACGCTTGATTAAAAACACCATAACCTGTTCTAAATATTTCAGAAGGCCAAGACATAAAGTTTCCAAAAGGTGACATCCTCGCTGCTCGTACAATACTCCCGACTCTAGCATAGTTAGGAACTGTGTTTTTAACAATGTTAGCTGCGTCTTGTTTTAGTGTTTCAATCATATTATCTCCAACTACCATACCAGATTTTTCATATGCTTTTTTAAGTCTTGCTAACTCAACTTCAAAATTAAATATTTTCCAAAAATCATCTTCAGCAACGTATGCATCTTGCATAAATTTTCCAGTTCCTTTAACTCCTTTAGCTACGTTTTTACCTAAAGTATTTAACATTGGTTTTAAAACACTATCTGTTGCAATATTACCTTCTCCAAATCTTACATCTTTCATAAGATTTTTAAGATCTCCCATTCTAACGTTAGTATTAGTAACCCCTAACCTTAAATACTCTCTGTATTTTGCCATAGCTTCAGGCTCTCTCATACCTACCTGAATTACTTTTCTTGCATTATTCATAGCTTCTGCAATTAATCTAGGATCTGTTAATATAGTTCCGTTAGCAACAGAAAACATTCCTGAGCTTAAAAAATTTCTTATGTGAGTTGGAATAGATAAAATAGTTTTTGCAAACTGAGCTCCAGCTTTAGGTGTTAATAATAAATTTCTCCATAGCCAAGAAAAAGTTTTACCAATAGGTCCACCAGTTTCTCCTCTCATAAAATTTTGTAGATTAGATACTGAACTAAATCCTTCAGCTATATCTTCTGTAGTGTAGATTGTTTCGTCAGGAAAATATTTCTGCATACCTTCAGGCATTTTAACAATTTTAGAATTAGGACCAAAAGCTTGTTTAGCAGCTAAAGGTGTCGCATGAAAAAAACCTCGTTGACCATATGGAGTTGCAGCGTTGACTCCACTTTTTATAACTTTATCTGTAGCCAACATGTTTTGAAACATCTCTCCACGTCTTGTAATAGTAGAAAGTCTACCCATTGTTTCATATATAGAGTGTCTTGCATCTTCTATTTCTCCAAATAATTCTCTAAATGCTTTGCTACCTTTACCAATAACTTCAAAAGATCTTTTGCCATCAGGTAAATTTTTACTTACTGTTTGTGCAAATGTTTTTAAATTATATGGATCTTGTGCACCTTTTGTTAAGTTAGGGTAACCAAAAGTAGGAAGTGTATCTTTCCTAGGATCCATTTTTGAAACTGATTTTACAATATCAGAAATAAAACCATCCGCTGTTTCAGCTGTAATTGGTTGATTATTTTTAGCAGCATACCTCATAAATATATCTCTTACTTTATCTACTGCATCTGATGTAGGTTTATATGATTGAAAAAATCCAGCGTTTGGATTATCAAAAATTTCAAAAGTATTTGAGATAGAGTTTTTAACTCTATTACCTAAAAGTTTAGACAGCTCCCCTGTAAGACCTGGTGGCAGGTCAACAATCCCTGGAGTACCTGCAGCTGTTTCAATTAATTTTGCAAAGTGTTCTCTACTGTTTCTTAGTCCTTTTAATACTACTTCTATTCCTTCTGGTTTAGCACCAGCTTTACTCATTGTATCTATAACTTTTAAAGTTAGTTCTTCGTCTAAACCTTTTGTAAGAGGTCCAGAAAATAAAGTTTCATCTAAAAGTTTTAAAAAATTTTTTCTTTCTTTTTGATTAACAGAATAAAAAAATCTTTTAGTTTCAGGAAATATTTTATTCATTTCTCTATCAATTCTAGTTACGTTTTCCATAGCAAGATTAGTGTCTGCCATTTTAGTTGCTTGTTCAGTTTCTTTTGCTAATGCTTGTTGGATAGGTTTTTGACCTCTAAATCTAAACACAGAACCAAATTTATCTAAAGCTTTTTCTATTGCAGAATTACTATAAGCTAAATCTCTTCCTCCTTTAGCTAATGTTACAGCAAATTTTCCAGCTCCATATACAAACGGAGTTACGAATAAAGACTCTGCTCCAAACTTAGTTCTATTTAAAAGATTCTTGAGTCCCGCTTCTTTTCCCTCTAATCCTTTTACTTCTTCTTGTTGAGTAGGCCCTGCTTCAAACATATCTCCAAAGGTACCTATTTTTTCTGTGTCTGTGACTAGTGTTTCTCCCATGGCTCCGCCTACAACAATAGCTCCAAATTTTTGTCTACCTGTAAGTTTGTTTAATTGTTCAGCAGTCTTAATTCCTTTTCTAACATTTTCTGCAGAATTATTAACTACGGTTCCTGCTTTTCTTGCGGTTAAGTATTTAGATGCAAGTTTAGTTGCAAACTTAGCACCCGCTGCTCCAGGTATACCAATACTAGCTAAAGCTTCTGTTAGTTTTCCTACGGCTCTTTCTTGTGCCATTTCTTCAAAAGGATTTAAGTCATCAAAAAATTGTTCTACTTTAGCTGCAGTGTTAGTATCTAAACCAACATCTATTAATTCAGCCCCTAAAGATACAATACCTTCAGGTACTTTTAAAAGACCTGACGCTGTACCAACTAATGCTGATTCAATGTTACTAAGTTTTTGATTGTTTTCTGCTTCGGGTTGAAGCTCTGATCCTGGGTATAGAAATCTACCCATTGATAGTCCACCTAAGATTGCTTTAGCTCTGCCTAACGTTTCAGAACTTTCTTGATCTTCTACCTCTACTTTTTTATCTTTTACTTTTGTGTTTAGTAAGAAATCTGTGTAAGAAGCCATGTCATCTCCTACTCTTCAAATGGGTCTAGTTTAATTTCCTCAAAATTTATATCTAAAAACTTAACATCATTTCCATCTCTTAAAACATAAGCAGCGCCTTCAACCATACTATCTCCATATTGAACACCATCTTCTGCTATATATAAAACGAAAGGTTTTAAAGGTTCTCCTGGTACGTATTCATCAACAGTTGCTACTCTATCAGACATCCCTGCATTATCTGATCTTCTTTTATGAAATTCTTTTATTCTTTGACTTTGGTTAAATGCCCTTTGAGATTCTATATCTCTTTTACTTCCAGATATATTAGCTAATGCAAACTCAGCGTTAACTTGTTCAATTATTTCTCTACCTGTTCTGAAAAACGTATATCTTGCTTTAAATTCAGGTGTTAAGTTTCCGTTTTCATCATATATTGGTTTGTTCTGTTTAGTAAATTGTTCTTTTACGTCATCAAAATCTTTTTGACTTGCAGTTCTATTGTCGTTACCTAAATTTTGACTTGCTTCGTAAGCTCTTTTTTCGTTTAACATTTTTTCATTATAAGCTCTTAGTTCGTCTCTATCTAGTTGACCTAAAGTTCTTTGTAAGGCAGCATTTTTTATACCTTGATTTCTACTTCTAAATTGATCTGTTTCACTAAATAATTTTTCCATAGGATCTCCAGACATTGCTCTACTTATTCTTTGTAATGCAGTTCCACCTCTTTGATTACCTAAGTTACCAGCAGCTCTAGATAAATATCTTAAAAAACGAGTATCTTTAGGAGAGCCCATAGCATCTCTAATTGATTTTTCATTCATAGAAAACATTTTATCAAAACCTTCTATTCCTCTATTTTGTGGTTTAGGTAAAGGCATTAGAGGTTGAGGCATAGTACCAAAAGCAAAATTAGCTCTCATAGTAGACAGGCCCTCTTCTTTAATAGGTCCACCTCTTCTAAACATAGGTCTTTTTAATAAAGTTCTCATTAGCCTGATATAGCTCCGTATATACCGCCAAGATTTCCACCCATCTGTAAAGCAGTTTCTAACGGCGATAGTTGAGGTGACATCATTGCACCACCTCCGATTTGTTGTGCAGGCATTCCGCTTGCTAAAGATCCAAGACCTGTACCAAAGAATGAAGTTCTTTCATACGGCTCGTAAGCTTGTAGTCTTCTTCCTTGCCTGTTCGCATCTTCTACAGCTTGTCTGTACGCTAGATCCGCGCCACCCGCTGCTTGTAAACCGGCTACACTTTGACCAGCTAATGCCGGTTGTAATGTAGCTAAATTAGTTTGTTGACCAAATGCTTGATTAGCCATTTGATTAGCTTGACCAAAACCTTGTTGTAACATTGAAGCTTGTAATGCTGCTCTGTTCTGATCACTCTTAGCTTGGTACTGTGCTCTTTGAACACCTTCTCTACCACCACCAAAAGCGCCAGCGCTTACAGCTTGGTCTGCAATATTTTGCATTCCTTGTTGTGATTGAAGGTCATATTCTTGCATAGTTGTATCAATTACATCTTGTTGATACGGAGACATAAATTGTTGATAAGCTCCTGGACCAGAATATTGTTCTGCTGTTTTTAAATAAGGTTCAAATCCAGCGATACCTGTTCCAGCTCCAATACTTTGAACGCCACCTGTCTTAGGATCAAATGTAATTGAACCAAGACCTGCTTGTCTAGCTAATTGTTGTTGAGCTGCTTGTCCAAATTGCGATTGTCTTTGAACGTTAGGAGCAAAAGAACCTGTATTAATAGGTTGTTTAACTAAATTTTGTAATCCAGATAAATAGGATTTTTGTCCTGCTTCTAAAAATGCGGGTTGAACAGACATTATACTCTTCCTCCGTTTTCTAATCTTTTCATCATGCTATACATACGTTCAGCTCCTTTATCTACATCGCCGTCTCCTGCTTCTCTGACAGCGTCTGCAGTAAATACAAACTCATTATTTGATAACATTGCAGGAATATCGTCTGCTTTTTCTTTTACACCAACTGGTGGAATAAAACCACCTGTTTCTCTTAAATCTAGTTCTTTTATTCCTTGAGGATTAATGTTTATATCTAGCCCCTCGATGCCCGCTGCTTGATCTACTACATCAGGTTTAGTACCAAAAGCATAGTTTACTCTGCCACCGGTAGCCATAAATTTACCTCTTAATCTTTCAAGCTCATCTTTAGCTGCTTCAATTGCTTCTTGTTGACTAAAACCGTTTTCCATAAATTCTCCTACAAGTCTCATAAATTCTTGTTCGTAATCGTCATCCATAGATGCCATTTTTCCTGGTTGATTCCCTGTTTGAGCCATTTCGTCTATCATCATTTCTATTTGAATAATTTCATCGTCACTTAATTCGTTTAAAGATTTACCAAATTCTTTTATGGCTATTGATTCCATGACTTGGTTTCTTTCATCCATTGGATCTGGCTCTGAAGCCATTAATATTTCTTCTATATCTGATCCACTAGCGTAGTTTACTCTGCCACCCATTGCATACTCATCTTTAAATAAAACATTTAAAATATCTTGTAGAGTTCTAATACCTGAGTCTACATCTTTACCATATTTAGTAGGAGAAGATGGATCATAACCTCTATCTTTTAAAATTTTTTGTTCATATCTTTTAAAAATAGCATCAGGATCGTAAGCGTCTCCTCCGTCATAGTAACCCATTCTACCGCCGTAAGCTGCTTCGTCTCTTTCTTCTTCATCTTCATCGCTATCAAAGTTCATTTCTCTTAAAGTTTTTCCCATTAAACCTGGAAGCAATCCACTTAACCCAGAATTCATACCACCACCCATAGGCATTTTAGAAGTAACTGCTTCCATTATATCTTCTTTTGTAATATCTTTGCCCCCACCAAAACCACTAAATTTTTCTTTAAAAATATCTAAAATAACTTCTGGATCTGCTTTACCAGTTCCACCTCCAGTTGGGTTAACTACTGTAGATGCTGTTGGACTAGAAAAAAAACTACCTAAACCATAGTTTACTCTACCACCCGTAGCATACTCAGGTAGGTTTCTATATTCTACTATGTTATCCGTAACAAATTGTTCTTTTTCAGCATCTGAAAATGGATCTGTGTTTGGATCTCTCGTAGGATCAAACTCTCCATACTGTCTTAAATAACTTGCAACGTCATCACCTCTTTTACCAAGTGCTACGTTGTAAGGATTGTCTTGTGTTTCTCCAGGGAAAAATTTTTCTTTAATGTAAGTTGCTAACATGGTCATCGGAACTGTTTTTTTAGGGTCACTTAAAAATTTAGTGACGTCACTAAATTGAAATTCTCCATCTTCACCTAAAAAATACTTATCTACTCCAAACTCTTTGGCTTTTTCTTTAATGCCTTTATACATATCGCCGGTTGTTTCTTTTACATTATCTTTCAAGTTAGTAAGTGTTTTAATTCCACGGTTTTCAGCTATTTTTGTTCCAAGGTCTGTGCTGGTTTTTAGCATACTTCCACCTGAACCCGTAGGTATTTTACTTAACCCATAATTAGCAGCTTTACCAAAACCGTAAGTAGCTGCACCTTGTTTAAGTGCATCACTAATACTACCTCGTTGATCAAATCTACCAATACCTCTCATAGCTGCAGCTATTCCCGGTTGGAAAGGTGCAACGAACGGAGCAGCCTTAACTGCAATGTCTGCTAATTCATTGGGAATTAAATTACGAATAGCTTTTTTAGCAGCTGATCCGCTTTTAACCTCATTAGGTATAATGTCGTCAACGAACTTATCTTTTATGTCACTTAACCAACCCATTAATTTGCTGTAGCTCCATCAGGTTTTTTATCTTCTTTTGATTTTTTCTTATATTGATCCATAAACTCTTTATGAAAAGATTTAAAATCACCAAAAAATACTTTAGGACCTATGTGTCCACAAGTCATTTTAGTATGAAGATAACATGTACCACCTACTTCTCTCCATTTATCACAAAGAGTAGCATCTTCTCCAATTAACTCACCCTTACTATTTATACTTGTTTCAAAATACATTTTATTAGCTCTTTCTTTATCAGGGCCATTTGTATAGTCTTTTGAAATCTCTCCAATTTTTTGCAAAACATTTTTAGATAGTTTTAAAAATCCAGTTCCAACTACTTGAACTTCTAGAATATCTTTTTGATCTTCTAAAAATCTTTGGTCTAATGGATCAGGTGTAATTTTCATAGCAAAGTCGATGTTGTCATCGCTTTTCTTTCTTGCTGTTCCACCTACATAATCTAAACCTGTTTCTAATAATTGAATAACCCATTCAGGATTCCAGACCATGTCTGCATCTATAAATAATAATTCATCCATGTCGCTGTCAATAGCTGCTTTAACTAGATCATTTCTTGCTCTAGGTAATAAGCTATCATAGCCTACAAATAGATGTTTGATGTCATAACCTTTTGCAGCTCCTAGAACAAGAGTATTTAATAGAGAGTCTACATAGTAGGCTTCTAGTTTTCCGTCCATTGTGGGAGTTGCGATTAGTACTTTAGTTTTAGTTTTTTCTACTTTTTTCATATTTTCCTTTTATAGTTTATATCAACATATATTATATAGTACGTATCTTCAACTCTTATTCTACTTCTTGTTCAGCTTTAAAAGTCTCATAATTAGCCTTTACTTCATCTGTCCAGACTGCATTGCATACCGCTTGAACTTCTGCGTGTTCAGCTGATATATCTGCATCGGGCATTAAAGAATGTCTATGATACTTTCTTGATAATTCGTTGCCATCTTCAATAATTACAGTATCTGTTCTTACTTGAACCGATTTGTATTTTCCGACCACTTCGATTTTACCAATCTGTGTCTCTTTAGTTATTGCCATTGTTTCCTCCTTTGTTGTTAAGTTGTTTGATATGTATAATTAATTGATACTGCACCACCATTTCTAGGTGGAGTACCGTTTACAAGATGACATCTTACAAAAACTGCTGATGTACTGCTTAAGTAAACATGAAAAACGCCATTATTACTATTGTATCTATAAGCACAACACTGACTTTGTTCTGTATTATCTGCTGTAAAAGGTAGCCCTGTTATTGTACAATTATCTTCAACTGCTAAATTTCCTGAAGAATTACCTAGTTGAAAATAAGTTTGAATATTAACTATATTACCTATTTTTATATATTTATTATTTGAACTAGAAGTTATTCCTGTGCTAAATCCACTTGCACCATTAACTACAGGAGTCCAAGTTCCTGTTTCGTAATCGTCTAATTCTTTTGCAGCGCCTGTTCCTCCTAAAAATATTCCCATAATTATTTTTCCTTAAGCATCTGTCATATAAGTTGCTGTTAAAATTATTGCTGAATTAGCATTCATATCTCCTGCAACTACAATACTGTTATAATTAGATTGAGTATCTGAACTACTGTTATGTTTTCTCAAATATATGTAAGGAGTATCAGATGCTATTGTTCCTGCAATAGGAGCTGCATCCCAATTTAAAGTGTAACCAATGGAAACTCCTGCACGGTATGCTGAATTTGAACTAGTAGAAGCGAAAGGTAAACTTGAAACTATTGCATTTCCTGTACCCATTGTAACTACAGAATCTAAATCAACATATACCCAAACTGTTACTTTATTACCAATTTTTGTATAAGAACCATATCTAGCTCCAAAACTAACACCAGAATTTCCACCACCACCATCTGTGGTTAAAGCAGGTGACCAAGTTCCTTCTTCATAGTCATTTAGTTCGTTTGCAGCGACTGTTCCTCCTAGAAAAACTCCCATTACATTTCCTCTAGTTTAAACTTATATTTCTTACCGTTTTTATTATTTAATATATAAAGAGAATCATCACCCTCTTGAATTGTCCAGTCTCCAGTTGTACCGTCAACCTTGTTTCCGCCTTGTTTACCTCTGTTAGATAAATGAATATCCCCTGTGTACACGTTAGCCCATCTTAAACTTGCTGATCCTAAATCTTTTGAATCATCAACGAATGGTAAAATGTTTCCAGCTGTTCTTAAAGTAGTAATATTAGCATCACCTATTGTAGCTTCATTACTTACAGTAGTTGTACTATTAGCGGCATTGTACCCAATTGTAATGCAGTTAGAACCTGAAGTAGCACCAACATTAGCGTTTACACCAATTGATACATTTTTGTCACCTGTAGTACTAGTTGCTAGCGCATCAAATCCGATGGCTATATTATTTCCCCCTGTTGTAAGATTTTGAGCAGCTTGGTAACCAACAGCTACATTTCTTGTACCTATTGTAAGATCATTAAGTGTATTTGCACCAACTGAAACGTTTTGAATCCCTGTAGTATTATTTTGTAAAGCATCATTACCAATCGCTGTGTTATTTGAACCTGTAGTATTATCAAACAAAGCGTTATTACCTACACCAACGTTATTTCCACCCGCTGTAGTATTGAGTAAAGTTTGATAACCAATACCAATATTATTAGTAGTTGTTATGCTTTCTCTTAAAGCAGAATGACCTATAGCTATGTTTCTTATTCCTGTTGTATTATCTTTCATTGCGTCTCTTCCAATCGCAACATTCTCTGAACCTATAGTATTATTGTAAAGAGCCTCGGCACCAAGAGCTACATTGTTTTGCCCTTCAGTATTAGAATATGCAGCTCTAAAACCAATTGCTATATTTTTTTCACCTACTGTGGTTTTGTTTAAAACTTGATAACCCATTCCAACATTATATCTTGCAGTGGTAGAATCTAATAATACTTCATGACCTACTGCTACGTTAAACTGCCCTGTAGTATTTGTTCTTAAACTTCTATAACCAACAGCTACGTTCTTACCGGTTAATTCATTTTCTGAACACTGATGACCAACAGCTACACTAAATTGTCCGGTTGTAAGAGAAGTTAACGCGGAAGTTCCTACTGCTACGTTACTTGAACCTGTTGTATTACTTCTTAAAGCAGATTTTCCTACTGCAACATTCTGGTCTCCATCAATATTTTCCAATAAAGTTTCATGACCTATGGCAATATTTTCAAGACCAGTTTTATTTTTTTGCAGAGCATCTTTACCTATGGCAACATTTCTATACCCTGTAGTATTAGCATATAAAGCTGCTGCTCCTACTGCTACGTTGTGTTGTCCAATAGTATTTTGATTTAAAGCATCTTTACCTAAAGCAACATTTTCATATCCAGTTGTGTTTGATGCTAGAGCTAGGTAACCAATACCTATGTTAGCTTCTCCAGTTGTATTTTGTTTTAAAACTTGATAACCCAAACCTACGTTATATCTACCTACACTGTTGTCTTCTAAAGCTTTATAACCAATACCAATATTATATTGACCTGTTGTGTTTGCATAAAGAACATCAGCTCCTAAAGCAATATTATAACTTGCAGTAGTATTACTGTATAAAGAGTTTAAACCTAATGCTATGTTGTATTCTCCAATAGTATTATTACGTAATGCATCATTACCCATCGCAATGTTTATCGAACCTGTAGTGTTTCCCTGCAACGTACCAGTTCCAAGAGCTATGTTTCTACTACCCGTAGTATTATTATATAAAGGTCCACTACCTATTGCTATGTTTTCAGAACCATTAACACTGTTTGTTAAAGCATCATTACCTATTGCAATATTTTTTTCTCCTGTGAGGTTATTTACCAAAGCTTGATAACCTATAGCTACATTTTTTACACCTGTAGTGTTTTTTCTTAAAGCATAATAACCTACACCAGTATTTTTATCTCCAATTGTAGTTTCTCTTAAACATCCATAACCAATTGCAACGTTATGTTCCCCTGTAGTATTATCTTCTAAAGCTTGGTAACCGATTCCAACGTTATAATTTCCAGTAGTGTTGTTTTTTAAAGCATCATACCCTACTCCAACATTATATTGCCCTGTAATGTTTGCAGCTAAAACAAATGTTCCTACTGCAACATTATAAGAACCTGTTGTGTTGTTGAACATTGTTTGATAACCAACTGCTGTATTTCTTTTTCCGGTTGTGTTTGATCTCAGTGCTGTGTGACCTATAGCTATATTATATTCACCAGTACTATTAGTGTACAAAGATTCATAACCCATAGCTATGTTTCTTTGACCTACAGTGTTAGAGTATAAAGTTTGGTAACCTATTCCAACGTTAAACTCCCCTGTAGTATTAGAGTATAGAGTTTTATAACCCATTCCCGTATTGTAAGAAGCTGTAGTATTATTAAATAATGATTGGTAACCAAGTGCAATATTATATAATCCAACAGTGTTGTCATATAAAGTCTGATGACCCATTGCTATATTATAATTACCACTAGTATTTTGTGTTAATGCTTGAACACCAATTGCTACATTAGCTTCTCCACTTATATTAGCTTGTAAAGAATTTGAACCAATAGCAATATTTTCTTGGCCTGTTACGTTTTCTCTCATGGATTGATAACCTGCAGCAAAATTGTACTGACCTGACGTAGTTTCAAATAAAGTTTGATTACCTAAACCAATATTGTAACTAGCTGTTGTACTTTTAAATAAAGCGTTTTGACCTATAGCTATGTTTTGTTGACCTGTAGTATTAGCTTTTAAAACTCCTTCTCCTATAGCTATATTAGATTTTCCAGTAGTGTTGTTTTGTAATGCTTCTGAACCTATAGCTACGTTTTTATCTCCAATAGTATTTGTTGCTAAAGCCAAAGAACCTATTGCAACATTAGCTTCACCAGTTGTGTTTGCTTTTAAGGACTGATAACCCATTCCAACATTAAGATTACCTGTGGTGCTGTCTTGTAATACTTCAAACCCTATTGCAACGTTAAATTGCCCTGTAGTATTAGTAGTTAATGCTCTATCTCCTACTGCTACGTTATATCGTCCAGTAGTATTTTCTTGTAAAGCTTCAAAACCAATACCTATATTATTAGAAGTTTTGTTTTGAAATAAAGCTTGTTTACCTATTGCAACATTAAATGCTCCTGAAATATTATAATATAAAGACTGATTACCAACAGCAACGTTTCTATGCCCTGTTGTGTTAGAAAGTAAGGTTTCATAACCAACAGCAACGTTTTCGCTTCCTGTGGTGTTTGCTCGTAAATTTTTGTAACCAACTGATACGTTTTGAAGTCCAATAGTATTTGAATATAAAGACTCATAACCTATGGCTACGTTTTGTTTTCCTGTAGTGTTACTGTATAAAGCTTCATAACCCAATGCAGCATTATATTGCCCTGTAGTATTAGAATATAAGGCTTTAGTACCAATACCAATATTAGAATCACCTACTGTATTAAATCTCATTGCATTGTGTCCTATCGCAATGTTATCACTCCCTGTTATGTTTTCATAAAGAGCAACGTTTCCAATACCAACATTTTGTTTTCCTGATGTATTATCTCTTAAAGTAGATGGTCCTATTCCAACATTAGACGATCCAGAAGTGTTTGAAAATAAAGTGTTTGATCCTATAGCTACATTGTTTGCACCGGTTGCACCTGAAGCTGCTTGCATAGCTTGTACACCTATTGCAACGTTATCGTCTCCTGCTACATAAAAACCTGTTCTATCTCCTATAATAACGTTTCTAGCAGCGCTAGAATATTGTCCTGCTTGATATCCAATAATTACTGCTGAATCTGTATTAGTTCCATTTGTATTAGCTTCATAACCAATAACAACGTTTTTATCTTTATTAACGTCGCCCATAGCACCAGTAGCAGCTTTGTATCCAATAACTACGTTTCCACCTGAAAGAATTCCTTTAGCTGCTTCATACCCCATTGCTACATTGTATTGAGTAGTAACACCTGAATATAAAGCATGATAACCTAAAGCTATGTTATAGTTTCCGGTAGTATTAGAATATAAAGATTGGTAACCAATAGCAACGTTATACTGCCCCGTTGTATTAAATCTTAAAGCTTGGTTTGATATACCTACATTGAAAGAAGCAGTTGTACTATCATATAATGCGTTTTGACCTAAAGCTACGTTGAAATTACCTTCTGTATTTTTATACAGAACTTGTTCACCCATAGCTATATTAAAGGCTCCTTTAGTATTTAGTTGCATAGCACCAGCACCTACAGCAACATTCATTCGTCCTGATGTATTTGTGAATAAAGCTAAATGACCAATAGCTACGTTTTTTTCTCCTGTAGTAGTATTTGTTAATACTTGGTAACCAACAGCTACGTTTTGAGCACCAGTAGTAATTTTTTTACCGGCTTGATAACCCATAGCTACGTTAAAACTAGTGGTATTATCTTGAAGAGCTTCAAAACCCATGGCTACGTTAAAAGACCCTGTAGTGTTATTCTCTAAACAATAAGCACCCATTCCTGTATTATAATTACCTGTTGTGTTTTCAAATAAAGATCTATATCCACCAGCTACCTGACCAAAACCACTTGTATTACTATAAAGTGAGTTGTGTCCTAAAGCTACGTTCTGTTCTCCAGTTGTGTTTGCTCTTAAACTATCTGTACCAATTGCTGCATTGTATTCACCAGTTGTGTTTGAATACATTGAATGATAACCAATCGCTGTATTTTTTTCACCTGTAGTAGTGTTATAAAGAGCTTGGTAACCATGAGCTGTGTTATAAGATGCTGCATCACTTGTAAGACTATAACCAGCTTGATAACCCATTGCTGTGTTGTAGTTACCTGATACATTTGAATACATCGCTTCATAACCAACAGCGATATTACCTGTTCCCGATGTATTACTATACATCGCTTGGTATCCAATAGCTGTTAAGTTATTTGTAGTTACGTTTGAATATAAAGAATTGTTTCCAATTGCTATATTTCTAACAGCGCCATTAGCTGCTGTTAATGAATTTTTTCCTATAGAGAAATTATTTTCTCCTATTACTCCACCTGCTCCTGAACCTATTACAACAACGTTTTCATTTGCATTTAAAGCAGTCAATGAAGCGTTTTTTAATACGTGATAATCACTCATAATTTTTCCTAATAATATTGATTTTAAGCAGGCATTTAATCCTGAAATTTTGATAAGTGTATTATCTCAAAAATAACACAAATATCAAGTGTAAATTTACACCGAACCAGTTGGTGTTGTCTCTTGATCTTCTCTATTTACCTGCATTGCAGCTATAGTTCCTTCTACTCTTCCTGTTGTATTAGTAGTAAAAATTAAACTATCCCCACCTTCTAACACTAAAGGCCCCGTTAGTAAATTTAAATACTGACCTCCATCTAAACTTGTACTAAAAACATTAGTACTATTTGATACATAAGGTCTTGTTCCATCAGTTGTAACTTTAACTTCAACTGTAATAGTAAGACCGCCATTATTAAAATTACCTACGTAAAAAGCATTTACGATAGAGTGAGAATCTGTAGGAACCCCATAAACACTTTTCTCAAAAGTGTTGATATCGTAGGGCATATTTTTAAAACTTGTAGCCATAATTTATACTCTTGCTATTGTCCACCAGCTTGACGTTACAGTGTCCCAAACCAGGGTTTCAGCTGCCATTGGAAATATATCAATAGGCGCTGCAACATTATTTATTTTATTTACACCAGGACTTACACTAGCAGGATTAGCTCCTATTGTCCCTACAAAAGCAACCTTAAAACCACTTTTACTAGGTGTGGGTAAATTAAATACAGCAGGGTCAACAAAAGTACTCATATCTGGTAAGATATAGCCTTGGTTGTCTCTAGTAACTTCTACTTCCTCTCCGGAAACAAGAGATATATTTTCATAAATTATACCGCCTGCTCTAATTTCTGGTCCACTAGACGTAGATGGAGCATACCCTAAAAAATAAGATAGCTGTTCAATTTCAGAAAACGTATCACCTTCAGGTTTATATTGAGCATTAATTTGATTAATTACATCATTAACAGCTCTTACAATCTGTCTTTGATTTCCAACATTATATTTCTCGTTTGGGTCTGGTACTCTAACTGTTATAGCCATTATCTTCTTCCATCCGGTTGAACATCAATACGCAAAGTTCCATATCTCCACGTTTGGCCTGCAGCATCGTTTTGAATTTTAATACTTAAAAATCTACCACGTGCCCTTGTATCTACTTTCGTAGTGCTTGAGCTAATTGTAAAGGGACTATATGTTGAAGCTGAAGCTGAATCAGCTGGATAATCTTTTAAATTTAATGTTACTTTTGCATTACCAGTTAAAGTTTTAAAATCAGGTATAAATCTTCTCATTGCTAAAAAAAATTCTCCATTACCTAATTCTGGACTTGTTATATCAAAATCAAAAGATTCTATATTAGATGTAATCGTTGTAACAGATGCGTCTGCATTAACTTGATCAGTTCCTACTTCATGTTGAAATAAAGTAGAATTTCCATAACCATTTGGTGCAGCTGCTTCCCCTATTACTATTGGAAAAGCTCCATTAGTTGTAGGAGTAAAAGAAGTTCCAAAAGGTTTATTAAATACATTTGCATCGCTCCAAGAAGTTCTAGAAGTATTTCCTGTATACCAAACTCCACCAGGAACAGATTTTGATTCAGCAAAATTAAACACTACATATCTATTGTTATAGTTTGAAGCAGAAGCTGGGTAATCCCATCTAACTTCTGTGTATAAATTATTTACACCTGCGTATATTTGTTGTCCTTGTGTTAAATCTATGTCGTCGTAAACATAATCTTCAACCATACAGTCTAACGTTTTAATTGAGCCATCATAAGCAAAAAAACCTTTATCACTCATCCAATATGCAACACCATCGACTTCTACAACAGCATTCTGTCCTATCAATCCACAGTTAGTTCCTACTTGTTCAAAACCAAAAACAAATGGAGCACCTATATGTCTCATAATATATAATGCATTATCGGTCCAAATTAATATAGCTTCTTTAGATTTTATAGCTCCCATAATTTTAGTACCATCTTGAATTCTTTGCGAACCTGCTGAGTTACTTGCAGTGATTAAATAATTATTTATTTCTTCTTGAGAAGAAAATCTTACAAACATATTATCTTGTGTAGATGGTGTTCCAACAGTTGTTTCAGTTCCTAAGTGGATTAAATGACGTGTAGTAGGTGATACTAAAGTTAATCTTGATTGCGTAGGATTAGAAGTTGTTTCAAAACCTGTAGTGTCAATAGACGCTCGTGTCCCCAACGGGTTACCAGCAGCGGGGTTCCAGGTAAACGTTTTACCATTTAAAACTGTTGCAACTAAAACTTGACCATAACTTGATAATGACCAAATTGCAGGAGGTGTGTTTACACCATTCGTACTAGCTGCTTGTCCCCAATTATTTGATCCTCCCCATACACCAGTACTCCAACCAAAAGACAATTGTTGTATTTGATTTCCAACTGTTTCTAAAGGAAGAACAGAACAACTTCCACCTGGTCCTACATTACCGGAAGCGTTTCCTGTAGGTTGAACTATAAATTCTGTTGCTGATGTAATTGTTTTTACTTCATATAATTTATCTTCAAAATCAGAATCTGAATATCCCGTACCTCCAGGTAAACTTACGTTTTCAAACTCAACTATATCTCCTACTGAAAGCCTGTTTGTTGAAGTAGTTGTGATTGTAACTGAATTAGAACCTGAAACAGTTGTAAACGTACTTAGTGAAAACTCATCAATTGTTGCTGGATACCCACTTGTTCTGTAAGGTGTAATGTCATAAAAATTATCTTCAAAATAAATAAGTAAAAACTTATCCATTCCTATTGCTAAATATTTATTGCCATCGTTATCTCTAAAAGGAAAAAGTTTTCTTGAAACTCCATTTAATGTTGTAGAACCTAAAGCAGACCATCCTCCAACTTTTTCTGAAAGACCATATCTAAATCTTACATTATCTCCGCCAACCCATCTCGCAACAGCGCCGGCTTCACTATTTTGTTTATCGAACCCTGGTTTTATTTGAAAAGTATTAAGAGGCATTTAAACTCCTAAACCTTATCTTTATACGCCCAACCTCTAGTAGCGTTAAGATAAACTAACGTAAAAGCAGAACCATTTGTAGAAACGGTTAAGTTAGAACCTGCACCGTTAATGTTAGAACCATTTCTTCCTACTGTTAGATTATTAGTAGCAAAACTACCTAAACCATCAATAATAGTAACCTCATCTCCAATTGAAGGAGACAAAGGTAATGTTAATGTAACAACTCCTGAAGAAGTATCTACAATTACTTGATCACCAGAAGTTGCAGTGTAAGCTGAACTTGTTGAGTAATAACCTTTTGTTAATAGACCTAAAGAAATATTTGTTCCATTAGAAAATACTTGAGCTGTTGCTCCTGCAGGAATAACAACACCAGTTCCTGAAACTGTTTTAACAGTTAATGTGTAATGAGAAGATGATCTAGTTGTAGTGTCTTTTACTATAAAAACTCTTTCAGAAGAATCTGGCATAGTAACTACTCTGTTACCTGTTAAAGTACCAGTTAATTCAAAAAATATATTTTTACCGTTTGCTGTTACACCATCAGTTAAAACTAAATTAACATCTACTGCACCTACAGCTAAAGATAAGTATCCAGTAGATGCTTGTTCTAATATCTGTAAATTAGTATTAGTTATTGTTCCCCATTGACCAGCTTTTTCGCCTGTGGCCATTAGTTCTAGTTTAATATCGTTTGAGTATGATGATGACATAATTTTCTTTTACCTTATTTTTTATTTTTCTTCAATCTTATTCAGACCTCGGAGTTGGTGAATTTAATCTAGTTCTAATTACACCATCTGTATATTCATCTCTTCTTCTTCTACCTTGTTGCTCAATTGCGTAACTTGCTAGAGCTCTTTGGTAAGATTGTTCATACAACTGTTGTAAATCTGTTGGACCTTTTAAATATCCGTATGTTTCTGCAAGACATGCATATAATAGTAAATCTTCGTAATTATTTGAAATGTAACTGGTGTTAGCGTCTCCACCCGTTAAAGAAACTGGTTTTTTTTCATAAGCTATAGTTAATTCGTATACAGCATTTGGTGTAGGAGCTAAAACAATTTGAGTAGCATCATAATTAGAATAATATTTAGGGATAGCTGTTCCTTGAGCAGGAGTATTATAAAATTCTGCCATAAAAGATACATCTCTATAATCTAAAAAAACTTGTTCAGGGGGAGCTACGGAATTATCTTTAACGTTAATATATCTAATTAAAAGAGTATTGGTTGGAACTGTAACTAATCTATTTGCTGTAATTGTGCTTACAGTGTCGTAAAATCTATTAGAGTCTGAATCACAATCTCTAAAAATTCTATTTTCTGCGTTTTTAGTTATAACAGCTAATATAGCATCAGTTAAAACAGTGTTATCCACTTCTGTGTAACTTCTAATATTTGTTTTTAATTCTCCGTAATTCATATTATGGTTTCAATACTATTGGCCCTGCCGAGCATTGAAATCCTCCTCCTGTTGCTGTTGCTGCTACTACTCCCGCAGACGTAAATGTAAAACTATTATACACTGTTTTTGTAGAAGGTACACCTGGATTTGGCACTACTGTTGGTACTAAAGTAATGCTAAATGAGCCATATATATTAGCTCCATCTTCATGTGTACTTGCTGTTGTATTAGATGGTGTAACTCCTCTAAAAGGTGCTGCTGTTCCTCTTACACAATTTTGTAAAACTCCACCTATTATACCATTGTAAAAAATAGTTTCGTTTTGAAATAACCTTGTAGTTGGATTAATTTTTTCTATCATAACATAACCTGTAGTAGGGAAATAACTTAAATTAGTTACAGGTATTGTGTTTTGAGTTGCATTAATAGCTCCATTTAACGTGCTAGCTAACTGTATAGCACTAACTGGAACATCAGATACACCGCTTTTTATGTCTGAAAATCTTACGTAATCTCCATTAGTATAGTTTATATTAGGTGCCCAAACATCAATAACAGCCGATCCTCCAGTTGAAGTAAAAGGATTGTCAGGTAAAATATCAAATGTAGGTGGTTCTGTTCTATCAGGTCTAGCGTTTTGTAAACCTTGTGGGTCACCTGGAGTGTTAATAGGATCTAGTTGAGGTTGTTTAGGTTCATACTCTGATATATGAACAAAAGCACCATTCCATTCTTTAACCATTTCTCTATATGGAAATTGCATTCCTGATCTATCAGAGATTGCTAAAGCTCTTCTTCCTTTTGATAAATTAGTCAATTATTAAACCTCCGGATAATAAGTTCTCGGCGTTATAAATGTACTTGCTGGAGAACCATCTTGTTGTAATGCTCTTAATAATTCTTCTTCGTACATAGCTTTTAATGGACCTATTCTTTCTGGTTGATATTTTTGAGCTAAATAATAAGCTAGTCCTGCTACCATACAAGGTATAAATCTATAAGGTACATCTGCATCATTAGTATATGCACCTGCATCTTCAATTCTTTTTGCGTAATAATAATTAATAAAATTTCCAGCTTCTGTTGCACCTGGAGTTAAAAATAAAGTTATAGTTATTTTATCTATAAATCTTTGTACAAAATATTGTGTTGGAGTTCCTTTAGAAGTTTTAGATGCAAAAGATTGATACTCCGCTCTACCAACTTTTGTTAATGGAAAATCTACGTTTTGTGCATTTCTATATGACGCTTCTAACACGTCTTCTACACCATAAATAGCTGTTGCATCTGAAGTACCATCAGACGCTGATCTAAACATTGTATAAACATTTTGACCATTAACTAATGTTAAATTATTATTTGCTATTTCCCAATAATGAAGACCTCTGTTGGCCCATTCTTGAAACATGATATTTAATGAAGTTCTAGCACTTTTTAATTGGTAACCACTTACCCCACTCATGCCAATTCTTTCAAAAGATTCTTCTACTATATCAGATATAGAAAAACCTTTTCCAAAGGTTGCTGTTCCTGAGGTTGTGTTAGCCATTAGACTAAGCTCCTGTAATAGTTACAGTTGCGCTTCCGCTAGCTCCAGCTAAATTGTAAACAATTCCATTTGTAAATAATATTCCAGAACCAGGGACATAAACTTCTAATCCTTCAGTTCCAAAATTGTATGTTGCTTTTAAATTTCCTGCTGCCGCTGCTCCTGCTGTTGCTGCATCGTACAACAACAAAGTAGCACTTGCTATTCCTTTAGCTTGAATAGATGTAACTCTAGCTCTACCTGCTCTTGCAAGAGTATCGGCACCTATAGTAGCCATATTTAATGTTGTTTGATCACTTGAAAATGATGTCATATTTTTCTCCTATTTATTATCTAATACCAAATTTTTAAACTTCTCGCAACAACCATCCTTGTGTTGCATCTATATAAACTAACGTAAAAGCAGCTCTGTCTGTACTTACGACTAAATTAGAAGCAGCTCCTTGAATCTTATGACCGTTTCTATTAACGGTAATATTATTCGTTGCAGCCGTTCCAGCGTAATCTATTATAGCTACTTCATTACCTAAAGCAGCACTTGCCGGTAATGTTACTATAACCGCTCCTGAAGTTGTGTTTACAGGGAAACCTTTTCCTATAGTGGCTGTAAAGTCTGCAGTTTTTGCAGCAGACCATTCATGAACTGATCCACCTGCTCCTGGTGCATCTTGGAATGTAGCTGAAGTTCCAGCGCCGTTGGAAGTTAATACCTGGCCGCTAGTACCCTCAGCGATGCCTCCGAAAGCACCTGAGTTATTATACTGTACCTGTCCATTAGTTCCACCAACAGATCCTGTGGAATCAGTTGCCCACCCAAGATTTCCTGAGCCATCAGTTTTTAATATCTGATTAGCCGATCCATCCGTTGCAGGGAGATTCCATACGAGATTAGACGTAACTGTAGCGGGAGACGCGAAGCCTACGTAATGCGTGTTATCCGCATCACCTAAACGAAGTTCTCCTTTTACTTTGCCTTTTCCGACTCTGACTGGTCCTGTAAATGTTGTTTTCATAGAGCTTCCATTTGGGACCTTACCAGCTCTAAGTTATAAAAGTATTTTATCTATAAAGTCTAGTAAAGCCCGTTATAACTTATTAATTACCGAAAGGTGTTACAATTGTTCCTGAACCTAATAGTAATGTGTTATGCACTAAATACGAATTTGTATCTATTGCAGTAACTTGTATAACGCTGCCAACTAAACCACCTTTAGTAGTTCCATTTAAGTCTATAGCATCATTAAGAGCAGCAGGGATAAAAGCTTTTTTAGCTCCATCATCTACCGCAACCATTGCTGCGCCTTTGAACTTATCTGTTCCGTCAGTTGTTATTTTAATAGCAGTTGCTAAAGTTTCTACGTAAAAATAAAAACTTGCACCGATATTATTTAGATTGTTGTAATCAGTTTCTCCTGAAGTCTTTCCATTAGCGTTTACATTGATTGATGGTAAAGTAAATACACCATCTGCATCATTGCAAAGTAATATTCTTCCTGCATGAGATTTTACTGTTAGTGAAGTGTCAGCTGTTAAGCTAACAGTCATACCAGGACCTGTATTTATAAAGCCATTTTTTGAAATGACCGGTCCTGAAAACGTTGTGTTTGCCATGTTGTTTTCCTCCTAGTTATTTGAATACCGTCTCTAGGCCGTCGACTATACGCGTCGATATCCAATTTTATGTATAGTACGATATTTATACATTATTTTTAACTAGAGTGCAAGAGAGCCTACAGTGTGGAGTGGATTTTTTCCAACAATGTAGCTTTTTGTTAAGTAGCTACAGAAACTTGGGGTGCAACTTCGTTAATCTTATTATCTAAATGGGCTTTTTTAGCTTCAGCCATTTTGATATGATTAATAAGCTCCTTAACTTTATGGTCTATTTTAACCATGTCTAAGGTATATCTACCTTGGTTAAGATGCTCCTGCTCCCATTTGAGATCCAGAACTTTCTTTTGCTTGTAAAGTTCCTTCAGATGGTTGTCTATCATCTTTTATAACTTCCTCATAAGTTATTCTATTCATCCGGTCACTATAAGAGTTTCCAAGATTTTCCCAAATTATACTTTTTTCTCCTAGTTTGTCAAGTATAGCTTTTTCGACTGATTCTGAGTTATCTTCTGCTTCTACAGTAAATGTAGTGTGATGATTATATGCCCAGATATTTATGATAAGTTTTTTCATTTGTATTTTCCTTTCTAACATAAAAAAAGGGGCCATAAAAGGCCCCTTTTAAGATTTTTACGATTAAGACTTACGGTGTTCCTGTAGAACCAAAAATACCTCTAGGGTCTGAGAATCCAAAAGAATATCTCTCTCTAGCTTTGTATCTTACGTTTCCAGTGTCAAAATCACCTTCCATTGAAGTTTTGATAGGTGATCTATTAAACATTTTTAGACCGTTAGGAACATCTGTTTTAATGAAATATGCATCATCATCAGTTAAGTAGTGGTTTACTACATAACCTTGAGGAATCATACCTTTAGATACGATTGCATTGATATCATTATCAGCTGTTCCAGTTCTACCTTTAGACTCCATTAGTCTTTCAGCAGTAAATTGAAGCGCAGATGGAATAATCATTTTCATTCCTCTTGCTGCAATTTTTAGACCTCTTTCATCAGTGAACGCTGCAATGTCAATTAACGATTGTTCTAGTGAAGTTTCGTTAAGATCTGCAGATACCGTCAACTCATTAGAGAATGATCCTGCTAAAGTAGGGTGATCAGTTGCGCAAAGCTCTTTACCGTCACCACCAAGGAAGTTTGGATCAAATGCATTATTTAATACATTTGCACCTTTAACTTGTTTAGTGTTTGCCATAGATCTTGCTAACGCTTTTGTATATCTAGACGCAAGTCTGTCATACAAGTTATCTTCGATAGCTTCTTCTGTGATAGCAAATGCAAGGGCGATTGTCTCGTTTGTGTACCTTGCAGTGAAAGTCTCTTGAGCATCGTCGAACGATACACCTTGACCTTCCGCTTTAACTTGTGCATTTCCAAATCCAGAAAGCATTACTTCTTCTTCGAATGCTCTTTCTGAAGATTCAATGTCAAAAATCTCAGCGTGTTCATTGTCGTAGTTTTTATATTCCAAGCCGAATAGTGCATTCAAACCTGGCTCTAGTTCTTTAACTAGTTGTGCTCTTGATATTGCCATAATTTATACTCCTATTCTTCTTATGCTATATATATGTTACTAGCTGGGTTATACGCAACTATCATATCAACATTAGCTGCTGATCTGTCATTGTTATCAGGAACATCAGCTGATCTTACCATTTTCCACATTTTAGTAGCAGCTCCGCCGCCAGTACAATGTAGTTTAACAGTAGATTGACCGCTTTTGTTATCTGTAGCAGTGAAACTAGTTACATTAAAGTTTTTACCATTATCGCTAATGGGCGCTGCAGCGTCAGTTTTTACAATGTATTCCTGTGAAGGGTCATCATTAATAAAACCTGTGCCATCAGCACTTCCTGTATTATAGTCAGTTCCAAATACCGTTCCAGCATCTACAAAATTAGTGAATCTTGGTTTTTTAGTTGTATTATCAACATAAAAAATACCATTGAATACACCTACTAATAAAGGTTGAGTCGTATTGTTATACGATTGTCCACCTGCACCAGTATCATCTGTAGTAGCAAAACTCATATCTTGAAGGTAACCTTCATCCCCAGAACCATCTTGGAATGAAACAGGGTTTCCTTTATAGATACCTACACCTGGATTTGACTTGACCGGATACGCAGACTGACCTGAAGTCGCTGGAGTGTTCCCCAGTCTTTCAGTCATTCTTAATCCGAATCCTTCCGTTTGTGTGTTAGCCATAGTCTTTTCTCCTTATTACTATTTATTTTAAATTAATGGGTAGGAATTGTTAAAAAATTAACTCTTCTTTGAACCACCAAAAGTTACACGAGTCTGCCTCTCTTGATTGATTGGCATACTTGGGTGCTGTTCCTTCATAAGGTCGTTATTAATAGCATCATTACGATCCTGAGTTTGTCTTTTAAAGTACTCAGCTCTTGATGCTGCAACCTCTTCCGGTATCCTTGCTAGCACAAGGCCACCAACTCCGATTACTCCTGCGTATTTTCCTTCCTTCATAGTTGGAAAATCTGAATCTGGATATTCGTCAGATCTAACTAACTCATAACCTGATCTAATTTTTCCTGACATGTTTTTAGTATCGTCAAATCCTAAAACCTCTGCCCGGATCCATCGGTGTTTATAACCGTCTGGCGCAGGTGGTGCATCTAAAGAAGATGGGGGAGTCCATGTCGTAGGTCTTTTTTCTTTTACCCTTGACTGACTGGCACGAGGGGTCTTATTTATTTCATTTTTTTTCATATGCTATACCTCCGTGTTTTTATGTTTTGCATATTCTTCTAGTGGCACACCTAATTTTTTAGCAATTGCTACTTCCGTCGGTGTGAGTCGAACGCTTTTGCGACTTGTTTTTACACTTCTTTTTGCCGAAGCAACTGTCTGTGTAGGTTTTGTCGATTCCCTTTCCTCTTTTGTATCAAATTTTTGAGGGAATTCAAGTCTTATTCTTTTGTCAATTTCAGAATAATATTCATCAGATTGAGGGTCATACCCTTCTTCATCCACTAATTTAGTATGAAGATCAAAAGCTGTATAAGTCATAGCAGTATCCTTGCCAAACCATTTATTATTAGAAGCCCAATCTTGTGCCTTAGGATCAGGATCTTGAGAAGGTCGAGCTCTATTTGGAGCTATATTAACTTCTTTTTGGTTTACAGGGTTTTGTGCTACATGTTCTTTTTGTTCAATTAACCTAGCTTCTTCGTAACCAAGTTTAGCTATTTCTTTTTGAGCTTGAACTTCAGAAGCTAAATCATTAGCTTCTCTTGCAGCGGCTAGTGTTGCGTAAGCAGCTTTTAAAGAAGAACTTATTTTTTCTTCTTTATCTTTTAAACTACCAGTTTTTAAATTAGAGTACTGTTTTTTTAATTTATTAGAAGACTCTACCATTGTTCTTGCGTATTCAATAGCCTCTTCTTTTTGTCTTTCAGCTTCTCTATATTTTTTAGTTAGTTTATTTATTCTTCTTTTAACACTGTCACTATATTCTTCTAATTCATCTTTCTGTTCATCTTTCTTTTCAAGTTTTTTCTCTTCAGGTTGTTCTTGTTCAACCTCTACTTTTTCTTCTGGTTGATCTTTAACTTCTTCTACCTTAGGGCTTTCTAATTCAACTTCAGCTCCTGGGCCAGATGTGTCTATATCTACCATGTCTTTGTTTGCTTCTTCTTGCATAGGTTCCTCCTTCTATGTTATTTAAATATAATGAAGTATAGATTCAGGATCTGAAATAGTTCCTAAAACTTCATCATCGTTTAAAATTCTTACTTCTCCACCTTTAATAGGTAGACGCGATCCCGCATATCTTGCAAAGATAACCCAATCTTTTTCTTTACACCAAGGACCAGTTTTAAATTTTTCTTCATCTTTATAAGCTAGTGGTCCCATTTTTAAAACATAACCGCAATTAACTGCAATACGTAACTTGTCTAAAGTTTCTTGTGCAATTAATAAACCGCCTTTTGTTTTTTCTTTTGGGGTAAAAGGTAAAACTAACATCCTCCATCCAGAGGGTGTAGGTAAATCATCAACTACCTTTTCAACATTTGTGTGATCGACTCTTTCGTTTTTTTCTTTTATGTCTTGTTCTTTATATTTTTCTTCAAGTGCGAGTTTTATTTTCGGTGTTTCCGAACTCGACGATTGTTCCTGACTCATCATTTTGCTCCTTCTTATTTAGCAGGTTAGAGATTTCCTGTAATATTATTTGTGTTGCGTGTGCTTGTCCAAGTAGATACTTGTATTTTTCCATGTTGTCAACCCCGCCTGACATTATGTTTTCACCTATAGTTTCGTAATTAATTTTTAATAATCTTTGTAATTTATTTATTATAATTAAATCTTCCATTACAACTCTGTTCCTTTCTCTGGTTCAAGTTCATCTAATACGCCAAGTTTTTCTTTTGCATTAGCAATCTTTTCTATCTGTTTATTTACTTCTTCTATGTGTTGGGGATGTTCACCAATACCTACAGAATTTTCTAGGTATATATTTGCTGTTGCATCTGCTTCAGCTATTTCAGCTTCGTATCTAGCTCTTAGGGCTTCTAGTATAGCTCTTCTCATTTTTCTTTCTCCTTTTACGTAAAATGTTAGTTCTTGTTTTCCAACACCATTCAGTCATTTTAATAGCATAAGTTTCTACAAAAGAAACTGCATCATCAAGTTTAGCAAAACAATTATAAATAAATCTGTCTAACATTTCCATCTTCTACGCGCCTGACGGATACGAGAATTAGGATCATTACGGGTTTTTGCTGAAGATCTTTTAAGTTGACCGGCGCTACGTGCACAGTACGACTTACGTCGATTTGCAGCTTTTGATCCTGGTTTCACTTTACCAGTCACGGCTGTTTTTAATTTACTTCCAGGGTTTGCTGCCCTGTAAGCTCTTACACCTTTTGCTGTCATTCCAGCTCCGGATTTTGTCTTTCTATAGTTAGCACCCTTACCTGTGGTGGTTTTTCTTATAGATTTTTCGGCCATTACTTTTTCTTTTTAGGTTTTTTAGCCGTCTTAGCTGCTCGTTTAAAGTTAGCAGCAGTTGGTGCTCCTTTAGCTCCAGGTTTTCTCATCTTCTCACCTGAGCCAGCAGCGATTCTCTTTTTTTTCGCGTGAATATTCGCGTACAAACCACGTTTAGCCATTAT